TGACAAACAGGACATATGTGAAACTCTCCTAAGATAAAAATTGCACAGACCGCTCTCGTTTGAGGGCGGTTTTGTGTTGTGAGGGAAAATCAGATAAAAGAGGTGAGGTGATTGCCCAATGAGAAAAATTTAATACCGTTTACATCTGACCAAAGCCGTGATGAAGCCGTGAAAAACGGAGCAAAGGGCGGTAAGGCTTCGGGCAAGTCACGCCGCCGTAAAAAGAGTATGAAACAGGTTATGGATATGTTACTTTCCTTGCCTGCGAACACTCCTGCCGACTGGGAAATGCTTATTGATATGGGAATTAATGTTGATGAGATTGACGAAGATTTGGTCAATAATTTGCTCGTTGTAAATGCGGCACTTCTCAAAAAGGCTAAAACAGGTGATGTTAATTCCATTAAAGAATTAAGAAATATTATTCGTGACAATGTTTTTGAAAATCATAAAATCAAGCTCGACAATGCCTATCTCGACATTGAACGCAAAAAGGCTGAACCGCCAAAGAGTGACGGTTCGGAGTACAAAGGAATACCGGCTAATATGGTTGCACCGTCGTTTTCGTCGGTGCTTTTTGATATTGAGGGTAAAGAACATTCGGAATATGTTTTCCCCGGCGGAAGAGGTTCAACAAAATCGTCTTTCGTCAGTCTGAATGTTATTGATTTGCTTATGAAGAACGAGGATATGCACGCCTGTATTTTTCGTCAGGTAGCCGACACTCTGCGCAGTTCGGTGTATCAGCAGATTTTGTGGTCAATCTCTGCTCTCGGTCTTGAAAGCGAGTTTAACTGTACCGTGTCCCCTCTTGAAATTACAAGGATAAGCACAGGGCAGAAAATATACTTCCGTGGAGCAGATGATCCGGGCAAGATTAAATCAATCAAAGTACCGTTCGGCTATATCGGCGTTGTGTGGTTTGAAGAACTTGACCAGTTCACGGGCGAGGAAGCTGTCAGAAAGATTGAACAGTCGGTGATTCGTGGCGGTGACACGGCTTTTAAATTTAAATCGTTCAACCCTCCGAAATCTGCACAGAACTGGGCGAACAAGTATATTAAAATTCCCCGTCAAGACAGGCTCGTTATTGAGAGTACATACCTTACAGTACCGTCAAAATGGCTCGGAAAGCCGTTTATAGATGACGCAGAGTTCCTGAAAGAAACAAACCCTACCGCCTATGAAAACGAGTATATGGGCATTGCTAACGGCACAGGCGGCAATGTATTTGATAATGTTGTTATTCGTGAGGTCACAGATGACGAAATTCAGACCTTTGACAGATTTTACAGAGGAGTTGACTGGGGCTGGTATCCTGATCCGTTTGCCTATGATTGTATGACTTATATTCCAAGTCAACACAAGCTCATTATTTTTGACGAGGAACATTGCAACAAAAAAAGCAACAAAGAAACAGCCGAATTGCTCAGAACTAAGCACGGAGTTACAAGTAATGACTTGATTACTTGCGACAGTGCAGAACAGAAGTCAGTCGGCGATTACAGGGCTGACGGTTTAATGGCTCGTTCGGCAGAAAAAGGACCCGGTTCGGTTGTTTACTCGATGAAGTGGTTGCAGTCTTTACGGGAGATTGTGATTGATAACACACGCTGTCCGCATACTGCACAGGAGTTTCTCGACTATGAATACGAGCGTGATAAGGACGGCAATGTTATCAGCGGTTATCCCGATAAGGACAACCACCATATTGACGCTGTCAGATATGCAATGAACAGAGTATGGAAACGCAGAGGTGAATAATGGGACTTATAGATTTTTTAAAAGGAGTGTGGAGGCGAATGTTTCCGCTTGAAAATATTCGGCAGGCGCTTAATTTACGGCTTGCGATTACAGCAGAAATGCAAAAGGCTATCGGCATATGGCAAAACTGCTATGTCGGCAAAGCTCCGTGGCTTGATGAAAATGTCATCAGTTTGAGGCTTGAGCAGTCAATCACAAGGGAGTTTGCTAACATTACGCTTAACGAAATGACGGTGAACATCTCAAATGAAACGCTGTCAAAATTGTTTGAAACGGCAACCGAGGAGCTTAATTCGGAGTTACAGTCAGGTCTTGCAACAGGCGCAATGGTCATCAAGCCTTTGGGCGGTGACAGGGTGCAATATATCTCGGCAAATGCTTTTGTGCCGATTGAGTTTGACACAAAGCACAGGCTTGTAAAGGTCATCTTCCCCGAATTCAAGAAAATCGGTGACAACTACTACACAAGGCTTGAATATCACAGCCTTGATAAGGACAAGGGCTTGACTGTTACTAACACGGCTTACCGTTCGTCATCATCCGAGGTTCTCGGTACTGAAATTCCTCTCGCTGTCATTGACGAGTGGGCAGACTTACCGCCTGCGGTCACATACCCCGATATGAAAAGACCTGCGTTCGGTTATTTCAGAGTGCCGATTAAAAACACGGTTGACGGCTCATCATGCGGTATGTCGATTTTTGACAGCGGACTTGAAATCATTCAGAAAGCCGATATGCAGTTCGGACGGCTTGACTGGGAATTTGAAAGCGGAGAGCGTGCGATTCATGTTGATTCTGCCGCATTAAAGGACGGCAAAGCCGACAGACTTAACAGGCGTTTGTACCGTGCCGTTGATGTGGATTTGGGTGACGAAGAACTGTTCAAGGACTTTTCGCCTGCATTCAGACAGTCCGACATTACGGACGGCTTGAATACATATTTGCGTATGATTGAATTTGCGGTCGGTCTTGCATACGGTGACCTTTCAAACCCTGAAACAGTCGCAAAGACTGCCACGGAAGTTTTGTCAGCCAAAATCCGAAAATATAACACAGTGTCCGCAATTCAGAAGCAACTCCGCTATTGCCTTGATGACTTGGTGTATGCTCTTGCCTTTTACAATTCGCTGACAACAAGCGGTTATTCGTTTGTATGCGATTTCAAGGACAGCATTTTGACCGATGAAGAAACCGAACGCAAGCAGGACATTCAGGACTTAAACCTCGGCATCCTTCAAGCGTGGGAATACAGAATGAAATGGTATGGAGAGGACGAAAAGACAGCGAAAAAGAATCTTCCGCAGTCCTCTGAGGTTATCGAATAATGTTCACTCCGACTGAAATTGAGGCTTTGCCCTCGGCTATGGAACAGTTGTACCGCAGTTTACAGTTAAATATTATGTCCGACCTTACGGAGCGTTTGAAAGCTAACGGCGAGGAGATAACCTCTGCCGCCGATTGGCAGATTAACAGGCTTTATGAATTGGGCGTGAGCAAGGACGAAATAGACAGCCTTATTCAAAGCACGCTCGATGTGTCTGACGATGAAATCGACAGAATCTATGACGAAGTTGTAAAGTCGGGATATGCGAGGAATGAGGAGCTTTATACAGGCAAGGGCAAAGAGTATATTCCTTATGCAGAAAATAAACAGTTGCAACAACTTGTAAAGGCGGTTAAAAATCAGACAAAATCGGAGTACAGGAACATTACAGGCTCACTCGGATTTGCCGTGAGAAATGCCGACAATACGTTGTCATTTACTCCGCTTGCAGACTTTTACCAACGCACTCTTGACAACGGACTTATGCAGATTGTAAGCGGTGCGGTTGATTATAACACAGTCCTTAAAAAAGCGGTTAAAGCTATGACCGACAGCGGATTGCGTACCGTCGATTATGCAAGTGGTTGGAGCAATCGTGTTGATGTGGCGGCACGCAGGGCGTTGATGACAGGCTTTAATCAGGTTGTCGCAAAGGTCAACGAGGACAACGCCGAACAGCTCGGCACGGAATATTTCGAGGTCAGCTATCACCGTGGTGCAAGACCGACACATCAGGTGTGGCAGGGCAGAGTGTACAGCAAAAAGGAGCTTGAAACCGTCTGCGGATTGGGTACGGTCACAGGTCTTTGCGGTGCGAACTGCTACCACAGCTATTCGCCGTTTATCAAGGGTGTTGACAAGCCGACATACAGTGATGAAGAACTTGACCGTATGAACGAGGAAGAGAACACGCCGAAAGAGTATAACGGCAAAGAGTACACGGCATATGAAGCACGGCAAAGGCAAAGACAGCTTGAAACCGCAATGCGTGCCGACCGACAGAAGATTGAACTGCTCACACAGGGCGGTGCAGATGACGATACAATCACAGGCGCAAAGGTCAGATATTTTCAAAGGCAGGACGAATATGTAAAGTTTTCCAAAGCAATGAACCTCCCTCAGCAATGGGAAAGAATAACCGTTGACGGCAAAAATGCTTTAGGCTCAAAACTCCCGAAAAAGGCAGAACGCTTTGACCGCCGTGCCGAATACAGTCTTGACGAGGACAATAAACGCATTGCCCAAACCCGAGCCGATGAGTGGCACGATAGGGCGAATACGCTTGAAGAAAAGGCAAAACAATTTTCTTTGAAGACTGATGAACAAAAATATTACAGACCTGTTTTTGAAGAAGATATATCAAAAACTTTTGAACGCAAAATTGAGGGCGAAACAATTACAATTGATACCCACAAGGCAAATACATTGTGTGATAATGTTTATATTTCAGATAAGGTAAAGCTAAAACGAAAAGAACTTCATAATTTTGATATGCAAGTGAGAAAAGCGTTTGATATGCTCGGAGAGGTTGAAACAAGCGGAAAGCCTGAAATTTGTATTGTCACTCCCGAAGAAATGCGAGTAAATGCTATTGCTTCATATATGCCAATGCAAAATGTTCTAAATGTCAATTCAGCATACTTTTCAACAAGTGATTTGTCAGGCTTACAAGAAAACTTGGCTTGTCCGCAAGACAGATTGAGTACAATTCTTCACGAACTGATTCATTGGCAAGACGCTAAAAATTACAGAGCAAAATTCGGAGGTATTAATGATTATTTTGAATATTGCGATTACCTTAATAAAATTTATGCTCCAAAGGTTGAAAAATTGATAAATAACGGTTATAATATAGAGGATATAAGTGAGTATGCTTTTGAATGCTTAAAAGATAAAGCTATGGATGAAGTGTATAATGAGTACAGAGTCAGCAAACTTTTAGGGTGATGATAGTATGAGATTGATACAAACTGAAGAACAAAAATCTCTATGGAATGCGTTTAAGCCGTACCTTGTAACAAATGGTTTAAATGTCACTTTGCGTGAAGATGCTCCACAAGAAGCTAAAGATGCCGAAGCACTTTACAGTAAGCTTAGAGAGAAACAAAAAATGCAATATCTAAAAGATAGTGGCATAATCTAACCGCTCCGTAAAAAGGGCGGTTTTGTTATATGCAATTCACAAAAACAGCATAAAATTACGAATTGAGCATTTTATAATCGACAGCAATGTTGATTATAGGGTGCTTTTTGTATTTACACCCGTCGATTTCGACCGGTTTAGAAAGGTGGTGACAGAATGAAAATCAGAGTAACAACAGCATTTAATGATAGGCAGAACGGCTATGTAACCCGACCTGTGAATGAAGTTTTTGAATGCTCCGAGCAGAGAGCAAAGGAACTCATTGACGGCGGTTTTGCAGAAGAGGTCAAGCCTGACGCTCCCCAAAAGCCGAGAGCCAAAGCAGTTAAAACAGAAAAAACAGATTAAGCGCCCTTGCATTTGATTGCATAGGTGCTTTTATTTTACCCTGCCGTAGGTTACAACGGCTGAATTTCTACCGCAGGCAAAGCGGAATACAAGCTATGCAGAAAGGATTTACTATGAAGAATATATACACACTTCTCTCCGAAATCGGCTTTACAGTTCCCGAAGATAAAAAGGTAGACTTTGAAAAAGCCTTTGCGGATAATTACAAAACCGTGTCAGAGGTTGAAAAGCTCCGCACATCAAGGGACAACTACAAGTCACAGCTTGAAACTGCACAGACTGCACTCAAAAAGTTTGAGGGTGTCAATGTGGACGAGCTCAAGGGCGAAATCAAAAAGCTCAACGGTGAACTTGAAACAAAGGAAACCGAGTATCAGACAAGGATTGCGGATATGGAATTTAACTCAGTGCTTGACGGTGCAATTTCGGAAAGCGGTGCAAGAAACTCAAAGGCTGTCAAGGCTCTGCTTGACCTTGAAAACCTGAAAGCATCTAAAAATCAGGCAGATGACATCAAAAAGGCTCTCGAACAGGTTAAGTCCGAAAACGGCTATATGTTCGGTTCTGACGAGCCTTTTCAGAATCCTGTCGGTGCAACCGATACAGGTAACGGCGGTACAGGCTCAAATCCGCTTGCGTCAATGCGTGCGGCTATGGGACTTTCTGTCGAAAAGAAATAATTTTATTAAATCTATGAGGTGATTTTATTATGGCAAACACAATTGCACTTTTTAAACAGTACACAGCGTTGCTTGATGAGGTCTATAAGCAGTCTGCACTCACAAGCAAAATTGACGGTGCGTCAGACCTTGCAACACAGGGCGCTAACGCAAACGAGCTTATTATTCCGATGCTCACAATGGACGGTCTTGCTGACTACTCACGCAACAGCGGTTATGTTGACGGCGATGTTGAGCTTACGAACGAAACCGTGAAATGTAACTTTGACCGTGGCAGAATGTTCACGGTTGACACAATGGACAACGCAGAAACGGCAGGCATTGCATTTGGCAGACTTTCGGGCGAGTTTATCCGCACAAAGGTTGTTCCCGAGCTTGACGCTTTCCGCTTTGCAAAGTATGCAAGTACAAGCGGTATTTCTTCCGTGAGTGCAACTCTCACAACAGGCGAAGAGGTTGTTGAGGCTCTCCGCACAGCCTCAACAAAAATGGACGAGGACGAAGTTCCTTTCGAGAACAGACACCTTTTCATCACATCAACGCTTTACGGTCTTGTGCAGGATCTCGATACAACAAAGTCAAGGGAGGTTCTCAACCGTTTTGCAGATATCACACTTGTTCCTCAGTCAAGATTCTATACAGCAATTGAACAGCTTGACGGCACATCCTCAAGCAAGGAAAAGGGCGGTTACAAAAAGGCGACTTCGGGCAAGAATATCAACTTTATGATTATTCACGGCTCTGCTCCGATTCAGTTCACAAAGCACCTTGACACAAAGGTTATTGAGCCGTCAGTTAATCAGAGTTCTGACGGTTGGAAGTTTGGTTATCGTATGGTCGGTATTGCCGATGTTTACGAGAATAAAAAGGCAGGTATCTACTGCCATTCAGCTGTAGAGGCTTAAAGGAGTGTTACTATGACCGCTTATGCCGATAAAGGCTATTACATCTCTGAATATCTCTGTGGCAGAAAGGCGGTCATTGTTTCCGCCTTTGATTATTATGCACGCTCTGCAACCCTGCTCATTAAGGCATACACAGGCGAAAATGTTGACGGGAACAATATTCCCGAAAGCGTAAAACTCTGCTGTTGTGAGCTTGCAGAGCTTGTATATAACGATGAAAAGCAGTCCGCAAATTCAGGAATTTCATCCGCAAGCGTCGGTGATGAATCCGTAAGCTATGTGTCCGAAGAAGAGCGTAAAACCGCCCATAAAAAGGCTGTCAGACACACAATTTACAAGTATCTTGCCGACACCGATTTGCTGTACAGAGGTGGTTGCAGATGATTATTACCCCTGAAAGCTCCTGCACAATCTACAGATTCAACGGCTCAGGCTATGACCGATATTTCATTCCCGAATGTCATTGGCAGGAGAACAAGGCTCGCAATGTGCTTAAAAGCGGAATGCAGAACGCTGACAGCGTGACGGTGTATATTCCGATTGAATCCGCAGGGCTTTTGCCCGACTTTTTAAAGCCGAGCGAAAACCTTTTTGCAGGTCAGCTATGCACCCCTCAGAACAGCGCACAGGACATTATTATTAAGGGCAAGAGTAATTTTACCTTTGATAATTCAAACCCTCAAAGCGTGTCACAGAGCCTTAAAACGCTAAAGCAAAAACACAGGTGCTATGCGGTTATGTCGATTGATGAAAAGCTCTACGGCGTAACAGATTTACAGCACATCAAAATTTCGGCGAGGTGATTGCGTGAAGATTGTTCAACCGCCCGATTTTGTCATCAAGTCGAAAAACGGCACGGCAGGTTTCCTCTGGGATAAAAAGTTTGCAGTCCGCAAAAATGCCGATGTGTTAAAGGTGCAAAAGTATGTTGACAGCACGGTTTTACGATTGATGAAACCCTATACACCGTTCAGAAACGGTGTGCTTGAAAAGTCAGCAACCCTCTCAACGGTTATAGGCTCGGGCGAAATTCATCAGAACACACCGTATGCGAGGTATCTCTACTACGGCAAGGTTTACGGTCCCAATATCCCGATTAAGGAAAACAGTGTTATTGTGGGCTATTTCAGCCCTAAAGGACAGAAGAAACACCCCACAGGTAAAATGCTTGTTTATTCTCGGGCAAAGCACCCTCTTGCCGGCAAGATGTGGTTTGAGCGAATGAAAGCCGACCATAAAAAAGAGATTTTACAGGGTGCTGCAAAAGTGGCAGGAGGTACGGCAGAATGAACATAATTGAACTTATGCAGAGCATTGTGATGAGCTTTCCAAAGCTGAACGATGTCCTGCACATTGACTACACAACCCCCGACACCGACAGCTACGGCTTATCTCCGACAGGCGACACACTGATTAAATCCGATGTTCTCGGCAATCAGGAGCGACAGCACACATTCATCTTGTACGCTGTTTATCAGTCGGTTAATGACTATGACCGCCTTGCCAACAGCGGACTTATTAACGAGTTACAGCTGTGGCTTGAAAAACAGGCAAAAGGGCAAACGCTGACCGTAACGGTTGGCGACAATGAGCTTGCAGGTACGCTCACAAAAATAACCTGTTCAAACGGTATGCTTTATGACATACCCGACAGCAATTTAATCGGTAATGTAATGTATCAGTTACAGATTACCGCAGATTACAAAATCGAAAGTGAGGAATTTTAATTATGGCAACAACACCCGATATCGGTAAACTCAAAAGAAGTTATCTTATGCACTACATTGACGCTTCGTTCGGCACAGGCGAACCCCCTAAGTGGTTCTTGATTGGTCGTGACATCGAGGATATGTCCGTTGAACTCAACCCCGACACAGAAACAGTCAAGAACATTCTTGATGAAACCGTTGTAAACGATAACGGCTATGAACCGTCAATTGACGCAGACACTTATTACGCAAACACAGGCGATGCAATCTACGAAAAGATTAAGGATATTGCAATGAACCGCCTTACAGGTGATGACTGCAAGACTGCAATTCTTGAAGTCCTTGTTGATAAGAAGACAGGTCCGTATGACGCTTGGACTGAAACCTGTATCGTAAAGCCACAGTCCTACGGCGGTGCTCAGGGCGGTGTGAACATTCCGTTTAACATCGCATTTAACGGCGACAGACAGCAGGGTACGGCTACAATTGAGAAGAAAGTGCCGACCTTTACCGCAACGGTTTAATCTTTGGGGAGGGATTGATTTATGCAGAAACTTGTTTTTGACAGAGGTTACAAGGAGTATCAGATTGGCGATGACGAAAACGCAGTAATCCGTATCAACACCGCGGATGTGGGCATTCTTGCAAGGCTCAACGAGGCAGTCAAGAATATTGAGCAGATTCAGAAGAAGTATGAAAACGCTGAAAAAGCTGAAAACACAGACGCAATTCAGCTTATCACCGAGTGTGACAAGGACATCAGAGAACAGATTAACTACATTTTCGGTTCGGATGTCTGCACGGTTGCCTTTGGTGAAATTAACTGTCTTTCACTTGCGGGCGGTAAGCCGATTTTTGAAAACTTCCTTGAAGTGCTTATTCCTGTTATGCAGGCTGATTTTGAATCGGCACAGAAAATTTCCAATAAGAAAGTTGGCAAATACACTTCACAGGTGAAAAAGTGATTGAATTACTGCCGAAAAGCCTTGAGGTTGACGGCAGAAACTACGAAATCAATTCCGACTTCCGTGTTGCTCTGCTGATTTTCAAAGCCTATGCAGACGATGATCTGAACGATTTTGAAAAATGCCGAGTGTGTGTCGAGTGCCTTTACAAGGAGATTCCCGAAAATTACCAAAAGGCACTTGACAGGGCAACTTGGTATCTTGACGGCGGAGATATTCCGCAGGGCAAACAGCTCCCCGTCCGTGTGCTTGATTGGGAACAGGACGGACATATAATCTTCCCTGCTCTCAATAAGATTGCAGGAGCGGAAACACGCACAGTCGATTATATGCACTGGTGGACTTTTCTCGGCTTGTTCAATGAAGTGGGCGACGGCTTGTTTACACAGGTGATTTCAATACGCACCAAAAAGGCAAAGCATAAGAAGCTCGACAAAACCGAACGGGATTTTTACAGCGAACATAAAGAACTTATCGACCTAAAGCCCAAACTCACAGCAGAAGATAAAGAGGAACTTGACTTCATAAATTCGCTTGTGTAGTGTAGTATCGTATCACATATTGTTGACATTCCCTAAATGTTAGTGTATGATTAAGTGAAAACTATATTGTTTTAACATTTAGGAGGATGAATGATGAAAAAACTCATAGCGTTAGCATTAACCGCAGTTTTTGCAGTATCGCTTGTTGGCTGCGGTACAACAGCGGAAAGCAGTTCAAACACCGATATAAAGGCTGAAACTTCCGAAATGGTAACAACTGAGGTGGCTAAGTACAGTAATGTTGCAATCAATTCAGCAAAAAAAGCCATTCAATATATGCAGAGTTATGTTGACGGAACACTTACTGCCGAAGAAGCAGAAGCAAAGCTCGATGAGATTGAAAATGACCTCGGCGATTATATTCTGAAAAATGAAAATCTTCCGACAACTGATAATGACCGTTGGATTAACGGTGAGATAGATTTGGCTAAATATTCTCTTGGCACTGATAAAGTCGCAAGTGTTACAGAGCATATGGATGAGCTAAAATCAATGATTGAATAAAACGAAAAAGCCACTCCAAACAGGGGTGGCTGTTCTTTTGCAAAATTTTATTAGCGTACATCATAACGGTGTGCGCTGTTTTTATGCCCATTTTTAAATGAAAGGATGTGAAAATTTGGCGGTTGACGGTTATCTGAATTTTGACACGAAACTTGATACATCGGGTTTTAACGGTGGTTTGGCACAGGTTAATACTACTGTTACCAAATCAATCGAAAGGGTAAAAAATCAGCTTAAGACCTTTGCAAAGACTGCCGCTGTTGCTTTCAGCACTTATGCAATTACAAATTTCGGCAAAGAGTGCATTGAGCTTGGTTCTGACCTTGCGGAGGTGCAGAATGTTGTTGATGTTACTTTTCCGGCAATGACCAAACAGGTTGACAAGTGGGCAAAAAGTGCAGCTAATTCTTTTGGTTTGTCCGAAACAATGGCAAAGCGGTATGTCGGTACTTTCGGCTCAATGGCTGAGGCTTTCGGTTTTACAGAGAAAGAAGCCTATGATATGTCAACCACGCTGACAGGACTTGCAGGCGATGTTGCTTCATTCTACAACATCAGACAGGACGAAGCCTATACAAAACTTAAATCAGTATTTTCGGGCGAAACCGAAACTTTAAAAGATTTAGGCATCGTAATGACCCAGACTGCGCTTGACAGCTATGCCCTTGCAAACGGTTACGGTAAGACCACAGCTAAAATGACCGAAGCCGAAAAAGTAACATTGCGTTACAAGTTTGTTCAAGACCAGCTCGCCAATGCGACGGGTGACTTTGCCCGAACGCAGGACAGTTGGGCGAATCAGACAAGAATTTTACAGCTCCGACTTGACAGCCTGAAAGCTACACTCGGTCAAGGTCTTATCAATGTGTTTTCTCCGCTGTTAAAAAATCTTAATTCCTTTATCGAAAAATTAGATGTTGCAACGGAAAAATTCAAAAGCTTTACGGAACAGGTTTTCGGCTATTCATCTGCAACCGACAATTCCGCAAATTCCGCAAGCTCTGAAATGACAGACCTCACCGATGAAACAAAGAGTGCAAACTCTGCACTTGCCACAACATCGAAAAAGACAAAGGAAATTAAAGACAATCTTCAAGGATTTGACAGGCTCAATGTGATGAGCCTTGAAAACAGTTCATCAGATGACAGCACAGCAGTAAACAGCCCCACAAAGAAATCTTCTAAAGCCGCAGTTAACGCACTTGATACTGCCGCAACAGCGATTGAAAAGCGTACAAACAAGGTTTTTGACAGCATTAAAAGAGCCTTGAATAATCTGAAAAATGCTTTTGTTTCAATCGGCGAATCGTGGAAGAGAGTGTGGAAAAACGGTACAGGCGAAAAGATCATCGGAAACATCAAACAGCTTTTGAAAAATGTTTTTGATATCATCGGTGATATTTCGGGAGCGTTTACAAAGGCTTGGAATAAGGCAAGACTTGGTGACGAGGTTGTGCAATCCATTATCGACAAATGGAACAGCTTGCTTGAACTTGTAAACACGATTGCAGAGGATTTTCGCAAAGTTTGGAATAACGGCACCGGTGAGAGAATTTGGACTAATATTCTGAATATTATCAAAAACTGCAACAACTACACCAAAACTCTGCGGACTAAAATCAAACAGGCTTGGGACAAAAATGAATCGGGCAAAAAGATTTGGGAAGCAATCCTTGGCATTGTTGAAGATATCACAGGCTTTTTGAGCGATATGTCAGAGATTCGCCTTGAATGGCTTGAAAGTCTTGATTTGTCACCGCTTGTATCAGCTGTTGCCGACCTCGGACAGGCGTTCAGGGATTTGCTCAAAGCCTGCGGAGATAAGCTGAAACAGGCATACAAGAATATTCTTCTCCCACTTGCAAAATGGACAATTGAAGAAGCAGTTCCGAAACTTGTAGAAGCCCTTGCAGGAGCGTTAGAGCTTTTGGGTAAAATGGTAGGTTCAATAAGTGCAGACGCTTTGCAGGCGCTTGCAGGAGCATTAGTCAGTTTCGGCACAGCTCTTGTGATTTTTAAAACTGCACAAGCTATTGCAAAAGGCATAGACAGGATAAAAAACGCAATAGACGGTATGGTTACTGTTTTTAGCACGCACCCTGTCCTTGCTGTTGTAGGCGGTGTTGCAAGTGCGCTGACAGGTCTTGTGACTGCTATTAAACTTGCTAATGACGAAGAACTTGAAAAGCTCGGATTTAAACAGGCAACAGAAGAAATGCAGGGTTATGTTGATGCAGTTAATCAGTGTAAAGAAGATGTCAGCACTTTATGCGACGAAATCAAAGAATCGCTTGATAATACTTCCACGGATATGGGAGTTATTGACAATTGCAAAGAGCGTCTTGATGAACTCTTGCAAAAGGCTAATCTCACGCCTGAGGAACAGGCAGAGCTTGAAACTATCGGCGAGTATTTTTCTGACAAGTACCCTGAATTTGAAAAAGCTTGGGATAAGTACATATCAAAAGATGATAAAGGCAAAATTCGTATAAATGGTAATACCGATGAAATCATAACAAAACTTGACAAACTTATTTTGAAGTACAAGCAGGTTGCAAGTTCAAGTGCAATTTCTGACCTTATGGAAGAAAATTCAAAGGCGATGATTAAATCAAACAAGAGCGTAAGTGATGCGGCTGTTAAGTACAAACAAGCGCAACAGGCTCTTGATGAATTTAAGGAAAAATGGAACTATGATAATCTCAATTTAGATGTTCCTGATTTTTGGACATTACAGAGTGTTGACCGAAAAGCAAACACCTCTTACGGAAAGTTGAAAGATGAATACGAAGAACTGAAAAGCAAACTTGACGAAGCAAGTTTAGGTTACGATGAAACCTGTGAAAAGGCGGCACAGCTTGAGCTTAACAGTTCAGACCTTGCGCGAATGCAGGCAGTTGTAAACGGTAATTACAGTGATGCCTCTGCGGTCCTTATGGCATATAATGCAGGTCTTATCAGCACCGAACAGGTTCAAAAATCTCAATGGAAGTCTTTGGATAATCTTACACAAGCTGCCAAGGATTCAGGCAAAAATATGGTTTTTGGCATGTCTACAGGTGTCAAGGAATATATCGGAGATGTTAGAAAAAAAGGTCTTGAAACAGCCTCTACATATCTTGACGCTCTTAACGGCAAAGACGGTGTGGACTGTCATTCACCGTCAAAGAAAACATACAAAACAGGTGTATATGTTATGCAAGGATTGATTAATGGTATTAATTCCATGAAACTTCACCTTATGGTATGTATGGACAGCTTGGGAAATGTGTTTACAAATTCTTTTAATTCGATTTTGGGCAAAACGGAAGGCTTTATCAACAATTTTGTTAGTCCGTTCAACAGTCTCGGCAGTGCTATTTCAGGCGGAATGAGTACAGCGGCAAAGATTGCTTATAAAGCGTTAGGGGGCATAAACGGCAATGTCGGACTGCCTAACATTACAGTTCCCCGACTTGCCACAGGCACGGTTGTTCCGGCAAATTACGGTGAATTTCTTGCCGTACTCGGTGATAACAAGCGTGAGGCTGAGGTCGTTTCGCCGATTTCAACTATCAAACAGGCACTTATTGAGGCTATGGCAGAGATAGGCTCAACAGGTGACAGCGGTGACATTAACCTTACTGTAAATCTTGACGGCGAAGTGATTTTTAACAACATTGTAAAACGCAACAACGCAGTCAAAAAGCGTCACGGTGTTGGTGCGTTAGGTTAGGAGATGATGACATGGCAAATTTTAAAGGCTATTTAATAAGGTTTCCTAAGAGCGGTAAGCTGTTTCCACACAAACTCATCGCAAAGGATAACTACAACGGCACTCCGCTCCAAAGAACCGAAATTAAGGCATACCGTGACAGCAACAATCTTCTGCACCGAACAACTTCGCCAAATTACAAGTCGAGAATTGAGTTTACAACCGTTGATGAACTCACCCTTGCACAAATGCAGTCAATTAGAAGTGCTTTGAATAGTTCGTGGGACAACTCTCAACAGCGTAAAATCCGTGTCGAGTATTGGGACGATGAACTTCTTGCATATCGCACAATGACCGCCTATATGCCCGACATCACCTATCAGGTCAAGAAAATCACCAAAAACAACATCATATACAATGCCGTGACTTTCACTTTTATTGAGTATTAAGGGGGTGACAGATTGCTATCCGTTTCAAGTACGCATAAGCAGAAAATTATTAACGAGCTGATTTCAAACAAGCTCGAAATCTTTTCATCTGACAGCAAGTTTGATGTCATCACCGAAACCAACATTGAAAGCGAAAGTATGAGCCTTAAACAGTCGATTTGTGACGAAAACGAGTTAAAGTTCGGAGGTTGCATTGCTTCCGAATTTAAAATCGGACTGCTGAACACCGTTGACAGAACCTTTGATGTTTCAAAACTTGTCGGCTGTTGGATTTTAGTTAAGCTGACACAAACTTTTCCGTCAGGCTCTCCGATACTGCCGAGCAGTTCATTATATCCAAGCGACACTCTCTATCCGGGCGAAGCCGTGACAACAAAGTCGTGGTGCATTTTTAACGGTATGATTGACAAAGCCGAGGTCAATAAAACGGATCAGAACAAAATCAGCATAACCGCCTATGATGTGATTTCACAGCTTTATGAAACCGACTGCACAAACGCTCTGCAAAAGCTCTGGAATAACAATTCTAACAGCACTTCGGTCTATGCACTGTTGGCAATGGTTTCTGAAAAATTTATTAACCTATGCGGTCAACCTGATGCCCATTTTTTATCCGACCGTTTACTTAACGAGGTTATCAACAAGGTTGAAAATCTGACTGTTAAGAATATGAAAATTTTTAACAAAGTATGGCTTGATGATTCCGAAAAGGTTAATTACGGTCAATTGCTTAATTATACAGCGGAAATGCTCGGTGTGTTTGCTTTTGTTAAACCCGATAACCGAAAAGGCGGCAACATTGTTTTTGTCAACCTTGAAACCGATACAACAAAAGCAGAAAAATATGACTTTTACGAGGCATTCAATGCTGATGAAAAGTCAAGCGGTACATACGGGACTGTTGACTTTGCAATCGGAGGTTCTACACGAACCGCAAAGGTGCGTAGCTACAAGTTTTTAAGCGGTAAAACCTATGATATGACAGATAACATTCTTGTATGGCAGGAAAACGATAACGCAGGCGGTGCGTGGATACATAAGTTTGAAAATTTGTTTTCAGGCGATACCGGCAAGCGAATACACCATAAAATTTATAAGCCTATCGAGGCAACCCTTGACGGCAGACTATGGGTTGAACCGGGCGATATGATACAGATTAAATATTATGTAACCGACGCTGACGGCAACTATGCCTATAACGCTGACGGCACTCCGCAAACCGCAACCGTGACATCATATGTGCTGTCAAGAGAGCTTACGGGCATACAGGCACTCACAGACAAAATCACAGCGAAAGGAGAATAAAAATTGAACAAATACACACGAATGAACTGGGAAAACACTCCCTCAACAGCAACTCCGCTGACTGCCGACAACCTCAACCATATGGACGAGGGGATTGAACGGGCAACAGACGGAGCAATTGCACTTGAAACCGAAATAGCCACGGCAAGAGGCGGTCAAAATTCACTTGGGGCAAGGCTTGATACGACCGACGCAAATCTTGCGAACAAAGCAGATAAAAGTACTACACTCGCAGGGTACGGAATTACGGACGCATATACGAAGGAAAAAACAGACCAAAAACTTGCCCAAAAGCTCAATTCAATGCCGTTTGACAGTGAACCAAAAAATAACAGCCCGTGCTATCTCACGAGCGGTACGGTTTACAAAGCTCTGCAAACAAAAGCCGATAAGACTGAAACC